GAATATTTCTTGATATTGGCTCTAAGGCAGAAGGCTTTATTCCTAAAAGAGAAATATCAGCAAAAACAGATTTTGAGATTACCGACATCGTTTCAATTGGTCAGGCACTAGAGGCTACAGTCAAACGCATAGATGAAGAAGGACAATATCTACTATCTATGAAAGAAGTAGAAGTAAAAATGCTGTGGAATACGATAGAGGCTGTATTTAATTCTGAGGACAAGATTGTATCTGGTAAAGTTGTCAAGATTATTAAGGGTGGCATGATTGTTGATATTGGATTAAAGGCATTTCTACCCCTGTCTCAATCTGGCCTATATAGAACAGAAGATCCTCACACATATATTGGTCAAACCATAGAAGCCAAAATTATTCAATTTGAAAAAGATAAAAATATTGTTATTTCTCGCAAGGCCATTATGCAAGAAGAAATCAAGCAAGACAAAATGATTCACCTTAGCAAATTGCAAATAGGTCAAGAACATACAGGAAAAGTTTCAGGTGTTATTAATTTTGGAGTATTTGTTGATATTGGCCTAACCTCTGGACTTATTCATAAATCTAAGATGGGTGCATACACTCCTGAACAGTTTACTGTTGGTGATGATGTGCATGTAACAATTTTAGAAATTGATTTTGATAAGGATAGGCTCTCGTTAGCATTTAAGGGTTAAGTATGGAGACTAAAGTACAGAATTGGCCTCCAGCCTACTTATCCCCTGTTTCAAACATTGAACTAGCAAATAGTCGTGGCTATGACATTATTGATTTTGCTGAGACATTGTGTCGTGTTACAGAAGATTCTATTGCTGGAAATGTTGGAGATAAGTTAGTCCTACGCCCCTGGCAAAAAGAATTATTGCTAAATTTATATGCAGAAGATGAGAATGGCCTTCTAAAACATCGTCGTGCTTTAATTGGTATACCTCGCAAGGCTGGTAAGTCAGCCCTTCTTTCTACCTTAGTCCTTGAGCAGTTATTGCTTGGAGTAAATGGTGGTCAAATTTATTCTTGTGCGGCAGATAAAGAACAAGCAAAAATTATTTTTAAAACGGTAAAGAGAATGGTTGAACTAGAACCAGAGTTATCATCAGTACTACAAACCTTCAGAGATGTTATATATAATCCTGGAACAGGTACAGTTTATAGAGCCTTGTCTTCAGAAGCCTTTACAAAAGAAGGTTTGAACTCTACATTTGTAGCCTTTGATGAATTACATAGTCAGCCTAATAGAGAACTATATGACACTATGTCACTATCTATGGGTGCTCGTTTAGAGCCAATGCTTGTAGCAATTACTACCGCTGGATCCAAATACGACTCTTCTGGCAAAGAATCTCTTTGTTATCAAATGTATCAAAGAGGAGTTCAATTATCAAAGGGTGAAGTAGAAGATCCTTCCTTCTTTTTTGCCTGGTATCAAGGCGATGAAAAACTTAATTACAAAGACGAAGATAATTGGAAGATTGCCAATCCATCATATGGCGATATCCTATCTTCAGAAGATATGAAATCAGCATCTCTATTGACTCCAGAGTCTGAATTTCGCACTAAAAGACTTAATTTATGGACAGATACTGGACAAACATGGATACCAAGTGATGTTTGGGAAGATCTAACCCTTAAAGATAGACAGCAAATTCCTGGTGAAGATGTGGTTATTGGGTTTGATGGATCATTTAATGGTGATGCAACTGCTATAGTTGCTTGGTTCTTAGGTGGAGAAAAACCTCATTTAGACATTTTAGGAATCTGGGAAAGACCTATAAACGCTGATCAAAATTGGTTTATTCCAGTTGCTGAAGTTGAATCGTGTATAATAGATGCATATAGAAATCCAAACTACAGTGTTAAAGAAATTGTTTTTGATCCTGCTAGATATTCTAGAACTTTTATGCTTTTTGATGAGGAGGGAATGCCTGTAGTGAGTTATCCTAATACTGCAGAACGCATGGTTCCTTCTACAGCAAAGTTTTATGAAGCAATCATGAATAGATCATTTACTCATTCTGGCCATGAGGCCCTAAATAGACATGTTGCTAATGCAATGACAAAAACTTCTTCAAGAGGTTTGATGATTCAGAAGGCAAATAGTAAGAAAAAGATAGATGCCTGCGTAGCAGCAATTTTCTCTTATGATAGAGCCACAGTTCCAGTAGCACCAAAAATAGTAGCAAGATTTCATTCATTATAAAATAATAAGGAGCAACATGAAAATAAAAAAGCCTAAGATAGACTGGACACTCTTAACAGAAATTGTTGGTGTGTCTCTTACTACATATGGCTTATTTTTAATTTTTCCTCCTATGAGTTTTATTGCACTTGGGGCATTTTTAGTTTATGTGACGGAAAAGGAATAAAATGACAGCAGGTATATATAACTTTACAATAGATCAAGGCGCTCAGTACACCACAACAATTGTATGGGCAAACTCTGCTGGTGTTCCAATTGACCTAACTGGTTACACCGCTGCAATGCAATTGCGTGAGCAGGCTGCTTCCCCAAACCCTTCTGCTTTAAATTTAACTTCTTCTAATGGAGGAATTGTTATTACTCCAGGAACTGGATCAATGTTAATTACAATGACCGCTGCTCAAACAGGAGCCCTTTCTGCAAGATTTTATGTTTATGATTTAGAACTCACTCTTGGCTCAGTTGTGACAAGAATAATACAAGGACAGATCACAGTATCTGCACAGGTGACTCAATAATGGCTGCTAATCAAGTTATAGTAAATGAAACCAACAACACAGTTACAGTGCTTGATGGTCCACAAGGCGCAACTGGCGCAACAGGTTCTACAGGCCCTACAGGGGCTACAGGAGCCACTGGAATTACAGGAGTAACTGGACCAAGTGGAGCCACAGGTGTAACAGGCCCTAATGGCGCAACAGGCGCTACTGGCCCAACAGGTTCAACAGGAGCCACAGGTGCTACAGGTCCTACAGGCGTAGGCACCACAGGCGCTACTGGCCCAACAGGTTCAACAGGTGTAACTGGAGATACAGGACCGACAGGTCCCACAGGTGTTACTGGTGCAGCAAGTACAGTTCCTGGACCAACAGGTCCGACAGGAGCCACAGGACCAACAGGCGTAGGCACCACAGGTGCCACAGGTGCCACAGGTGTTACTGGCGATACAGGTGCCACAGGTGCCACAGGAGTTACTGGACCAACAGGAGTTACTGGAGACATAGGTCCCACAGGAGTCACAGGCCCTATAGGAGTCACAGGACCGACAGGTGTTACTGGCGATACTGGACCAACTGGTCCTACTGGTGTAGGTACTACAGGTGCTACTGGAGTTACAGGAGTTACTGGAGACACTGGTCCAACTGGTGTTACTGGCGTTACTGGCCCTACTGGTGTTACTGGCGCAACAGGCGCAGTTGGTGTCACAGGAGCGACGGGACCAACAGGTGCTACTGGTGCTGACGGTGGATCTGCAAACTTCTATGACTATAAAGCAAAAACAACTATTACTACAGGAGATCCTGGTAATACACATCTTATTTGGAACAACGCTACACAAACCTCTGCAACACAAATCAATGTAAGCCATATTGATTTAGACGGATTTGATATTGATATTTTCTTGGCTTTGATCAAGACAAATGATACTTTAATTATTCAAGACAACACTACTTCTGCTGACTTTCAAAAGTTTACAGTATCTGCAACACCTACATTGCAAACAGGCTATGTTGAAATTCCAGTAACATTTGTAACATCAGGTGGAGTAGGAACAACTGGTTTTGCTAACAATCAGAATGTTATCTTTGTAATTTTTAGTGCAGGTATCGTTGGCCCTACAGGTGCAACTGGTCCCATTGGTGTAACTGGTCCAACTGGACCAACTGGTGCCACAGGTGCTACAGGTCCTACAGGACCTACAGGCGTAGGCACAACTGGTGCTACAGGACCAACAGGAGTAACTGGAGATACTGGACCCACAGGTGTTACAGGACCAGCAGGAGTAACAGGAGCAACAGGAGCAACAGGAGTCACAGGTGACACTGGGCCTACTGGAGTTACTGGTCCTATAGGAGTCACAGGACCCGTAGGTCCTACTGGAGTAACTGGTGATACTGGCCCTACAGGAGTTACAGGTGTTGCTGGTAAAACAGTTCTTAGCGGAACAGTTGATCCTACAACCGAAGGTGTCAATGGTGATTTCTATATTAATACCACTAGTAATCAAATTTTTGGACCTAAAGCAGCAGGTACTTGGCCTGCAGGAGTTAATTTAGTTGGACCAACTGGTCCTACAGGTGTTACAGGAAATACAGGCCCTACTGGACCTACTGGTGTAACTGGAAATGCAGGCCCTACGGGCCCAACAGGAGTTACTGGAGATATAGGTGTAACTGGTGTAACTGGTGTTACTGGTGTTACAGGACCAACAGGAGTAACTGGTGCGACAGGCCCAACTGGGGTAGGCACAACAGGTGCCACAGGACCAACAGGTGCTACAGGACCTACAGGTGCTGGCACCGATTTAACAGTGGGACCAATAAGGTCAGTAGGAAACACATCAAGTATTAATTCACAAACAGGTACTGGTAGTACATTTGTAATGAACGACGGTAGCCCATCAATTCAATCAAAATTAATAATAGAAGCAGGATCATCAGCACCAGTTACAATTGGCGTTGGTCTTGACAGAACACTATTTGGAAATCTGGCTATTGGTACTTTTGAAACTCTTGAATCAACTACAACAGGAAATCAAAACATTGCTATTGGATCTCGTGCACTACAAGAAACTACAACTGGTTCAAACAATCTTTCTATTGGTGCTGACTCTTTAAGGTTTAATACTACTGGTAGTGGTAACATAGCCATTGGTCCATTTGCTTTAGAAGATAACACTAGTGGTAATAACAATCTTGCTGTTGGTGCCTCTGCGCTGTCAAACAATACTACAGCAAGTAACTTAACTGCTATTGGTACTAGTGCATTACAAGATAATACAACAGGTACTGCTGGTACTGCAGTTGGATATAACGCACTAGCAAATAATACAACTGGAATTAATAATACAGCAATAGGTTCTGACGCACTATCAACTAATACTACTGGACAAAACAATAACGCATTTGGTGCTAATTCCCTACGAGACAATACAACGGGATCAGAGAATATGGCTGTTGGTGCTGGTGCGCTAGAAAAGAATACAGCAGGAGACGGAAATGTTGCCATTGGTACTGCTGCACTATTTGACAATGCTGCTGGTTCATATAATGTTGGTATAGGTATTGAGGCTCTTAAAGACAATACTAACGGTGATTTAAATACTGCAGTTGGTGCATTTTCAATGTTTTTGAATACAACTGGAGTAAGAAATGCTGCATTTGGTCAAGCCGCTTTAGAATTAAATGTAACAGGAAGTCGCAATACTGCAATGGGCGATAACGCTGTTGCAAATTCTGATGCTTCATTTAATACTGGAGTAGGAGCAAATGCTTTACGAGCAAATCAAAGTGGTGAAGCAAACGCTTCAATTGGATATAACTCTCTTCGTCTTACACAAAGTGGAGAAAACACAGCAGTTGGTTCTAGTGTATTTAGCAACAATGTTACTGGACAGCAAAATACAGTAATTGGATCAGAGGCTGGATATTTCACATCAGATAGCATTGCAACACTTGGAACAATTACTGGCGGTAGTGGATATACTAATGGTACATACACAGGGGTTAACTTACAATCATTTACTACTCCATTTATAGAATTTATCCCTGCAACAATTGTAGTAACAAGTAATGCAGTATCATCCGTAACCTTAACTGGCTATAAGGGTGGAGTAACAACATCATCTATATTGGAAATAAATCAAGATACTGCTCCTGCAGGACTTCTAGCAGGTGGCGGGTTTGAAGTTCCTGTAGCCACAGTAAATACAAGTGGTAATAGCAATGTTATTATTGGTAGAAGAGCAGCACAAAATGCTACTACTTCTGACAGAAATACATATATTGGAACCGAATCAGGACAAAATTCTGCAGGTACAGACAACTTATTCCTAGGTTATCAATCTGGACAAAATGAAACAGGCAGTAATAAACTATATATTGAAAATAGCAATTCCTCAAGTCCATTAATTTATGGAGAGTTTAACAATAACAGAGTCAAGATAAATGGACAACTTGAACTAGAAACAAAGACTCCTGCATCAGCCTCAGCAACTGGTACTGTTGGAGAAATTGCATGGGATGCAAACTATATCTATATATGTACTGCAACAAATACTTGGAAACGTGTAGCCATATCAACATGGTAAAATTAACTAATGAAAAAGGATAACTAAATGAGTCTTTCTAAAAGATTAAAAGCATCTGGAGAATCCAGAGATATGAATAGTCAATACATACTTCCGTTAATTCCTCCACGTCCTTTATTTGGTGTTGCCAATACTGGTACATATGTTGATACAGAATCTGCTATTCGTACATCTACCGTTTATTCTTGTGTAAGACTACTTGGAGATACTATTTCTTCATTGCCAATGGGTGCATATGTACGCAGAGGTCGCAATCGTCTTTCATATACAGCAGTCTATGGAGAGACTCCAGCATGGGTAAATAAGCCAAACCCAGAATCAACAAGACTAGAATTTATTGAGCAAGTAATTACTTCTTTACATCTACATGGTAACGCATTTATTTTGACGGTACGAGATGATAATAACGAAGTAACAGAACTATTTGTATTAAACCCAAATGAAGTAAGAATTGAAAGACCTATTCCAGGTGAGCCACTTGTCTATAGAATTAAAGATATAGAAAATGGCATCTATGATCAGATTTTAACAAGTAATGAAATTCTTCATATTCCTCTATTTAGACTTCCAGGATCACACTACGGACTAAGCCCAATTGGTGCTTGCCGTATGTCTGTTGGTATTGCACAGGCTTCTGACACATATGCTGCATCATATTTTGGTAACGCATCAAATCCTGGTGGAGTTATTGAAGTTGCAGGAGAATTAAACGCAGAACAAGCAGGAGACATTGCTCGTAACTGGCAAGAATCACACTCTGGACCATACATGTCTGGTAAGGTTGGCATTCTTTCTGGTGGTGCATCATTTAAGCCACTATCACTAAACGCTGCTGACGCACAATTAATTGAAGTCAGAAAATTCAACGTAGAAGACATTGCGAGAATTTTCCGTGTCCCGCTTAGCCTATTAGGTCATCCTACACAAGGAGCAATGTCCTACGCATCAGTTGAAGCACAAAACCTTTCATTTGTACAGCATTCATTGCGTCCATTGCTAGAGCGCTTAGAGCAAGCACTATCTCCACTACTTCCTGAATCAGATGGATTTATTAGATTTAACCTTGATGCACTTTTGCGAGGTACAACAATAGAGCGTTTTGATGCATACACAAAAGGATTAAGAGAAGGCTTCTTGTCACTAAACGATGTACGCAACTACGAAGACTTATCATCACTTGGTGAGTCAGGAGATCAATACAGACTTCCTCTACAAAACATTGATGCTTCACAAGCACCACTTGTTGGAGATAAGATGAAGGCTGAGATTGCTTCTATTTTGGTACAAGTTGGATACAATCCAGATGATGTTGCTAAGATGCTAGAGATGGAAGAAATATCTCACACAGGACTTCCTTCAGCACAATTACAGCAAGTAGCACTAATTGATCCAGTAAATCCTGATGCTGCTTACAGTGATGAGGTCAAGAAGTAATGCCTATTGACAATGTTCCACAATTTATTAGAGATAATGCACAAAAAGGTTTAGACTACCTGTCAGAAGGTTTTGGCGGAGATGGTTTAACTGAAGGAACAAAGTCTGCAGCAAGAGAGATGGCAGCAGGTCGTATCTCTGATAATAAAGTACGTAAGATGGCACCTTGGTTCGCAAGACATAAAGTAGATGGACAAGCATCAAAGAATAGTAATAAATCTGATCCAGAATATCCAGGAGCAGGACTTGTAGCATGGTTACTTTGGGGCGGTAACGCAAACTTTGACGATGCAGCACAAGATTGGGCACAACGACAGATAGATAAACTTAACAATGAAAATAATAAAGCAAGGAGCAAGATGAAAAAGACTGAGCGCCGTACCTTTACGGTCAGAGACATAGAGACACGAGAGTCAGAAGACGGAACTATGCGTATGGCAGGATATGCCGCAGTGTTCAACGAAGCATCATTGCCACTTCCGTTTATTGAGAAGATTGCTCCAGGAGCATTCAGAAAAACACTATCTGAGACACCAGATGTTCGTTTATTGGTTAACCATGAAGGATTACCTATGGCCAGAACTAAAAACGGTACAATGAGATTGTACGAAGATGAAAAAGGATTATATTTTGAAGCAGAACTAGCAAACACACAAGAAGCAAGAGATCTATATACACTTGTTGCTCGTGGTGATGTTGATCAAATGTCGTTTGCATTTAGAGTTATTCGTCAAAAGTATAACGAAGATCGTTCAGAAAGACTTCTAACTGAGGTATCCTTGGCTGATGGCGATGTATCAATTGTCACATATCCTGCATACCCAACAACTTCTGTAGAGGCTAGAGAAGCAATAAAGAGAGCCATGCAAGAAATAAAGGCGGGAAGAGAAGTAACAGGCGAATCACTATTAGTATTAAAACAAATCTTTGGAGACTTATCTGAAGGCCATGAGTACATCATGAAGGCAGTAGAAGTAATGTCTATGATGTTTGGAGATGGTGAAATGGAAGAAGATTCTATTTATCCATTAATTGATGTAGAAGACGATGAATTAGAAATGTCTAAGCGTGAAGCAGTTGGAGATTTTGTTCGTTGGAACTCATCTGGTGGCATTGCAAGAGGTCGTATTGTAGAAATCAAGACAGAAGGATCTATTAATGTTCCTAATTCAAGTTTCACTATCAATGCAGAAGAAGGAGATCCAGCAGTTCTCATTCGTGTATACAAAGAAGTAGAAGGTGGCTGGAAAGCAACTGATACTCTTGTTGGACACAAAATGTCTGAACTAACAGCGATTGACCCACTTCCAGAACCAAAAGAAGAGGCTGCTAACGTTTTAGAAATAACAGATGTTCCTGGAGAAGGTGCAAAGATTGTTGGAGATTTCCCATCAGTCCTAAACTTCTTACCAGATAACATGCCAAGATCAATGTCTCTTCGTTTAGCACAAGCAAAGGTAAATAGAATAAAATAATATTCCTATCTAACAAGATAGGCAGAAGTCGGAGTTAGGTTCACACCCGTAAGCGTCGTGAAATCCATAACCACCACCTCAAATTAACAAACTCACAAAAGGAGAACAATATAATGTCTTATTTAGACAAAGTAATTGAACGCCGTGATGCAGTTAAGGTTGAAATGGATGCAATTCTTGAGGCAGTAGCCGTAGAGAATCGTACAGACCTTACAGAAGATGAATCAGCAAAGGTTGACGCCTTGGTTGAAGAGTCACGCACACTAGATTCAAAGATTGAAAAATTGACTGCTCAAGCAGCAGCAGATGCTAAGGCATCAGAAGCACGCTCAACAGTTGCTAACTTTGCAATGCCAAAGACTGGCGGAGCAACAGTAACTCGTGAAGCCCGTACATACTCACCAGAAAGTGAAGCATCATTCGTTAAGGATGCATTTACTGCTAAGTTCAGCAATGACTATGCAGCATCAGAGCGTCTTGCTCGTCACTCTCGTGAAGAGGAAATTGAGCGTCGTGCAGTAGGAACTGGCAACTTTGCTGGTCTCGTAATTCCTCAATACTTAGTTGATTTAGCAGCACCATTTGCTCGTGCAGGTCGCCCAACAGCAGACTTCGCAACAAACAAGATGGCATTGCCAGCAGCAGGTATGACACTAAATATCTCACGCATGACTACTGGTACATCAACTGCAGTTCA